GTCTGCAAGCACCGTAAAAAGGATGCATTCGTTCTTTAGTCGGCATGGCAATAACAAAGCCAAGCACTATAGCAAGAAGATGCCTGACGGAGGCCCAACCGCATGGCGAATTGCGTGGGATTTGTGGGGCGGGAATGCAGGCGCGTCTTGGGCTGAAGGCAAGGTAGCGAGCATGAAAAATGAAAGACAAGAGGATATTCCTATGGAACGTCATGTAGTCAACGTAGAAGAAACTGAGGAAAGTTTCATCATTGAGTTAGCCAAAGAAGAGAGAGCAGAAGAAATGCCTGCTGAAGAGGTATCTTCTGACTACGATGATGAGCGAGACTCTGATTATGAGTCCATGATAGAAGACATGGATCGTGATGCTGAACTCAAGGTTGAGTATCGTGCAATGGGGATGGACAAAGGCCCGATTGACGAAGAAAGCAGAACGGCCCAAATAGCCCTATCATCTGAAGAGCCTGTTGAACGCTCTTTTGGTAACGAAGTATTAGAACATAGTGCAGAAGCGATAGACCTTAGTTTTCTCGCATCTGGACGAGCGCCTTTGCTCATGGATCACGATCCAAAGCAGCAAATTGGCGTAGTAGAATCTGTAGAACTAGACAGTGAATCTCGGCGACTCCGAGCTAAAGTGCGTTTTGGACGAAACGGACTTGCCGCTGAAGCGTTCTCAGATGTCGTTGATGGTATTAAAGCTAACATAAGTGTTGGCTATGCTATCAATAAAATGGAGAAACGAGACAAGGATACCTATGTAGCTAAGTCTTGGAGACCCGTTGAGGCCAGCTTGGTAAGTTTACCTGCTGATGTGACAGTCGGCGTTGGACGATCCAGCGAGCCTTCCCAACCTATAACTGTAACTGAAAATAGAGGTGATCCCATGACTGAAGAAGTCAGAGAGNCAGTTGACGTTGCGGCAGTACAAGCGGAAGCTCGTAAAGCTGAACAACGGAATGCTGCACAGATTGTTGAGCTAGGCGCTCGGCACAATAAGTCTGATATGGCTCAAAAAGCTATCTCAGAAGGCCGTTCAATTGAAGAGTTCCGCGGAATCCTTCTGGACGAAATCAAAAGCACTGAGGGACTTGAGTCTCAAAACATTGGCATGACTCGCAACGAAGTTAAGCGATTCAGCCTTGTACGTGCTATCAACGCGCTTGCAAATCCCCATGATCGTCGCGCTCAAGAAGAAGCTGCATTTGAGTTTGAGTGTTCACGGGCTGCTGCTGACCAGTATGGCCGCACTGCACAAGGTGTAATGCTTCCTGCTGATGTTTTGCGTAACTGGACTCGTGACATCAATACTACTGATGATGCCAACATGCTTACGGAAGATTTCCGTGGCGGTGACTTCATTGACGTATTGCGAAACCAGTCTTCAGTAATGCAAGCTGGTGCGCGTATCCTCAGTGGTCTTCAAAGCGATGTTAAGATTCCGAAGAAAGCGACTTCTTCTTCTGCTGCTTGGCTTGCTACTGAAGGCGCAAACGTAGCTGAATCAGAGCCTACCTTCAGCCAGATTTCCCTCTCTCCGAAGGATCTGGGTGCGTTTACTGAAGTAACTCGGCGTATGATCCAGCAGAGCACTTTAGACATTGAAGCGCTCATTCGCGATGACTTGGCACAAGCTATTGCAACTGCAATGGACTTGGCAGCGTTAGCGGGAACTGGCTCAAGCGGTCAGCCTACTGGTATCAAGAGCACTAGCGGTATTAATGCTGTTGACTTCGGTACTGCACCGGACTTAGTTCCTACGTTTGCACAAGTTGTTCAAATGGAAACAGAAGTTGCATCAGACAACGCTCTGCAAGGCAACCTTGCTTACATCCTCCCAGCGGCAATGTACGGCGCTTTGAAGACTGTAGAAAAGGCTTCCAATACTGCACAGTTTGTCATTGAGCCAGGTGGCACGATGAACGGTTATAAGGCTATTGTCTCTAACCAGTGTTCAGCAGGCGACTTGTACTTCGGCAACTTCAGCGACCTCTTAGTCGGAATGTGGGGCGGTTTGGATGTATTGGTTGATCCATACACCAACAGCAAGTCAGGAACCATCCTGATCCGCGCAGTCCAGACTATGGACGTTGCTGTACGACACGCAGTTAGCTTCTGCCTCGGTAATGACCAAGGTAGCTAACAGTGGTAATTAAGATAGGTGGGGCTTCGGCCCCACCGAATCTTGGAGGCAAGATGAAATATCAAGTTTTGCGGAACTGTATTATTGACGGTGCGCCTAGAAAGGCTAAGTCAATAGTAGAGATCTCTGATGAAGAGGCAAAGGCGTTGTTGGGCATTGGCAGAATCGCCCCATACGATGAGCCTAAAGTTGAGAACAGGGCTGTTGCTTTAGATGAGTCTTCTGAAGCGCCTAAGAAACGAACGTACACAAAAAAGAACAAGTAGATGGTAGAGACCGCCGCTGACCGGCTGATCATGTTGAACGATTTCGGCGTTGACTGTAGTTATACGCCTGCCGGTGGTTCTGCAATCACGATTAAGACGATCTTGCTCAACGATTATTTTTCAGTTGAGACGGGAAGTGTTGCGGTAGAAGTCAATCAACCCATTGCAGTTATTCGGACTGCTGACGCTGCGTCTATCGCACATCAAGATACAATGGTTATCAGCGGCATCACTTATAAAGTTGTAAACATTCGCCCAGACGGCACAGGCATCTCTGAGATTCAACTGGAACAGCAATGAGTCACATAAGACAGCAGATCAGAGAGCAAGTAGGAACCACGCTGACAGGACTTACTACGACTGGTACTAACGTGTTTCAGTCTAGGGTTTATCCTCTGAGTGATTCCTCAATGCCTGCACTGGTCATTTACTCTAAGGCTGAGACCAGCAGCATATCTACGATAGGTACAGGCTTAGGTATAGACCGAGTCATGACACTGACGATAGAAGCGTATGTTAAAGCGAATCTTACGTTTGACGATACGATAGACACGATTTGTGCGGAAGTAGAAACCGCTATGGGCAATGACCCTAAGTTGAACGGTAAGGCAAGATTTAGCTATCTGGAATCCACCGACATTGACTATGATGGTGACGGTGAGAACCCAGTAGGGTATGCAACGATGAATTATGTTGTAGAATATAGGACAGCACAAAACGCTCCAGAAACAGGAATATAGGTGATATACTATGAAGTTATATAGCCCAGACGGTTCATCGGAAGTTGATGCACATCCGTCTAAAGTAGAATCTATGATCAACCTCGGTTGGACAGAAGAAAAGAAGGGTAAAGCAAAATCTAAGAAGGCTCCCGAGCCTGTAGATGCTGTTGAGCCTGAAATTAAATCAGATAAGGAGTCTGAATAATGGCAAGTCACATCGGACGCGATGGAATTGTTAAAGTCGGCAGCAATGCTGTAGCCGAAGTTAAATCATTTTCCATAGAAGAAACAGCCGACACGGTTGAGACCACAAAAATGACGGATACAGCCCGTACTCATGCAATCACTTTGACCAGCTTTTCTGGCTCAGTAGATTGTTTTTGGGACGAGACGGACTCATCAGGTCAGGGAGCTTTAACAAACGGCTCTTCTGTTACTCTGGCTTTGTATCCTGAAGGTGATACTACTGGCGATACTTACTATACCGGCACCGCTTTAGTTACAGGCGTATCTAGAAGTGCAAGCTTTGACGGAATGGTAGAAGCTACTATCTCCGTACAAGGTACAGGCGCATTAACGTCAGCTACGGTATAACATGCCTAAGCTAATTGAGAACGCTGTAGCTCATTTTGGCACTAAGGAATTACGCAAGATTGAAGTCCCCGAGTGGGATGTAACCTTGTATGCAAAGAATCTGACGCTTGATGATAAAGCTCGGATGCTACGCCGCGCAGATGCAGATAACACTGATTATCTTATCTACGCGGTGATCTTTGGCCTTACTGACGAAAATGGCGATCAAGTATTTACTCTTGAAGACAAAGTTCCGTTAAGGAAAAAGGTTGATCCAGACGTTGTGACTAGGCTCGCTACGTTTGTTCTTACCGCTGACAATGAGTCAGAGGAGGAAAGGGAAAAAAACTTATAACTGACCAAGACAAACCAACTCAGCTATACTACATGTATGAGTTAGCAGAGCGCCTTGGTCAGCCCTTAACGACAATCCTAGACATGACTGTTTCTGAGTTTGATCACTGGTGGACTTTCTTTAGAGTTAAAAGAGAATTAACAGATGGCGACAAGAGACACAGTCCTAGCAAGAATCCTAATAGATGATCAGACTAAGTTAGGATTCAACTCCTATGCCCGTAATGTAGAGCGAGCAAAGAAAACCTCCGAAGCCTTTCGCAAGCATGCGATAGATAAAATATCTGTTGGGCTGGAGAACCAAGTACAAGCACTGAAGAAGTCGGCTAAAGAGTTAGATCTCTTGGCTGCTGCCAACATGGGCGCTAATCAGGCCCAGCTAGACCACATCACCTCACTCCATCAAGCCATTGATGCTCACAAGCGTGAAGCAGAGGCCCAAGAAGAAGCCGCTCGCCAAGCTAAAGCCAAAGCAGACGAAGACAAACGTGCTTCGGATATAACTGAAAAAACGATAAGACAGTTAAATTTTGAGGCAAAAGCCGCCAACATGACGGCAGATCAGATCCAGCTTATGAAGCTAGAGATGATGGGATTGAGCAAGGCTCAGATAGAGCAAGTCAAAGCTGCACAACTTGCGACAAGCGAAATGCGAGAACAAGGTGTAGTCGCTGCTAACACCTCTAAGACTGGACTTAGGATTATGCGTGGCGGCTTCGGTCAGCTTGGTCATCAAGTCCAGGATATTGCAGTACAGCTTCAGATGGGTCAGAACGCAATGCTGGTCTTCGGGCAGCAGGGTTCGCAGATTGCTTCTTTATTCGGTCAAAACGGCGCATTGATTGGTGCCTTGCTTGCAGTTGGTGCCGCGGTTGGTACTTCATTAGCGCCAAGCTTGTTTAAGACTAGAAATCATCTAGAAGAGTTGGAAGAAGTTGCTCAAAGAGTAGCCAAGGTGATGGCCCTAGACTTTGTTACTGGGACGGGAACTCTCACCGATGAAATAATTGAGCTGGGACAAGTATCCGAAGATCTTGCTAGGAGAAAGTTAAAGGGAGGATTAGAAGCAGCTATTTTATCAGTGACCGTCGCGCAAGAAGGGTTGCTTGAAAAGATAGATGAGTTTGATACTCGTACTCATGCTGGGATTGTTGTTCCTCAAAGTTTGGGAGAATTAAAGACAGAATTTGGTATAACGAAAGACTCGGCAGAGCAATTGATCGCCGCTGCCGTGGCTGTAGGTCAAGGAGTAGATGGAGCGGTCCCAGCTTTTGATTCACTCTTGCAGTCAATTCAGCATTCAGAAAACGCTACCACAGAACAGAAGCAGGCGTTGCTTGATGCAAGAACAGCTATAGACGAACTGACTGAAGCAGAAATTCTTAACGAGAGGCAAATAGCCGCATTAACTGCTTTGCAAGCAAACTTCTCAGAAGAGTTGGAGTCTGGAACAAAAGAAGCTCAGGAGCTTGCTCAAGCGCAGAAAGAGATACAGCAAACGGTTGATGGATTGGTATCGTCGCTACAAAATGAAATTGTTGCATTAGAGGTTGGTGAAGACGCGGCTCAAAGGTTAAAGCTTGCCAATGAAGGACTTAGTGCGTCCGACATAGACATGGTAATGGCTTTGCGTAATAGGATTAAAGAGCAACAAAAAGCAAACGCTAAAACAGAAGAAGCGGCACAAGCAGAGATTGATGCGGCAAACTCAAGGCAAAACTTTGTAGATGGAGTCGTTGCTCAAGCTGAAGCTCTTGGTAAAAGTAATATAGAGCTTCTTGAAGCTAACATCCTAACTGGACAGTTAGACGCTACTCAACAAACAGCTTTCGCCAATGCTATAGAAAGGATGAGAGAATTTAAGGCAGAGCAAGATAAGCAGGCTGGTATAGCAAACATTGAATCCTTGAGGCAATCGTTAGCAACTGAGGAAGAGGCATTATTTAATTCATTCGTTAGTCAGAACCAGATAGTGGCCGAGGCTTTGGCGACAAGATCTATAACCGAGGAAGCCGCTAGAGAGTTACAGCTAAAGCTTCTTGCTGATTATAACGATAAGAAAAAAGCTCTGTTGAAAGAAGGCGCTGATGAAGAGATTTTGCAGGGAAGCAAGCTAACTGGTCACATGTTAGGTCAGTTAGGCGAGCAGTTTGCCGGTGTCCAAGCTGTAAACAAGAAGATGTTCGCAGCCCAGAAGGCATACAAGATAGCGAATGCAATTCAGAACACATACGATGCGGCTAACAACGCACTCTCATCACCTTACCCTTGGCCTCTTCCACAGGTGTTTGCAGCAACCGCTGTAGCCGCTGGTTTAGCTAACGTAGCAGCTATCAAGTCAACTTCATTTGAAGGTGGTGGTTATACCGGCATGGGAGGTAGATCTGGCGGTGTAGATGGAAAGGGTGGTTTCCCTGCAATCCTTCACCCCAATGAGACGGTTATTGATCATACTAAGGGGCAGTCCGGAGGGATAACAGTCATTAATAACGTAGATGCAAGCGGTGCTGATGCTAATGTAGATATGAAGATCCGAGCAGCAATGCAGCAGACATCTCAACAAACAGTGTCCACAATCCAAGACCTGATGCGTAGAAGGCGTTTCGTATGACCACCTATAGTTTCCCATCAATAACGCCATCGTCCAGCACGTTTGAGCTGGTTACGAATACACGGACGTTTCAAAGCCCATTGACTAACGCGGTTCAGACGGTGGCTAGAAAAGGTTCGCTTTGGAAAGCATCGCTTCAGTTCAATAATCTTTCGGGTGATGATCGTGCAGTGATGCAAGCGTTCTTGACTAAGTTGAACGGTCAGGAGCATCGGTTCTTCTTGCCTGATCATTCTTATACTAAACGAGGCGCAGCGGCGACTGTAACAGTCAATGCGGGTGCATTTGTCACTGGTACGATTTACGTTATCACCGTGGTCGGAACAACTGATTTCACGGCTATCGGTGCGTCAGCGAACACTGTCGGAATCGTGTTCACTGCAACGGGTGCGGGATCTGGCACAGGGTCAGCGACTGCTAACAATCTGTTCGTTGCGGGTGCTGGTCAGACTGGATCGACGTTAAACGTGGACAATGCTTCTTTGAATACGACGAACTATCTTCGTGCTGGTGATTACGTTGCTTTCAACAATGAGCTTCACATGGTCACTGATGACGTGGATTCAACGGGAACGGGTACAGTAGCGATACCTATAGCGCCACCAATCAGAAAGCCAACTGACGACAATGATTTGGTTGATTTTCTATATCCAGTCTTAGGTGTGTTCATGCTCGCAGGGTCTACGTCTTGGGACAACCAAGCAGGGATCATTTCATCGTTTACGGTTGAAGCAGTCGAGGACGTTCTAGCATGAGCAGGGGTTTTCCTACAAACGTAGCAACGGCATTAGCCCAACAGCATGTTGCGATTGTTACGTTCGCAAAGCTGGAGTTCCCATCGGGTACGATATACGTTCATAACTCACTAGGAACATATACTTGGGGTGGTCAAAACTGGCTTGGTGTCGGTGATTTAGGTTCTATCAGTCAGGTCGAAGAAGGTATCGACGTTAGCCCTTATGCAATCACCTTAACGCTTTCAGGTCTTGATGCCACGATATCAGGCGCAGCATTGACAGAAGATTACTTCATGCACCCCGTCACGGTGTACATGGGAGTCTTGGATGCTGACGATGCCTTGATTGCTGATCCTACGCAAATATGGGCTGGCTTCATGGATCAGATGAACGTTAGCCTTGGTGCTGACGGTGGCGATGCTATTCAGTTGATCGCAGAGTCTGAGCTGTCAAGGTTCGACGTTGCCAGAAACCTGATGTATACCAACGCAGCACAACAAGAAAGATACTCAGGTGATCTGTTTTTCAGCCATATCCATAAGGTTCAAGGTGCTAAATTTGACTGGGGCAAAAAGACAGCGGGAAGAGACGGTGCCCCTGATATAGATGCTGACGGCCCTGAATTTGAGATGCGATAGTGCAACTTCAAGTTCTACAAGCCTTGAACAAATGGCAGCGTAGAGACTTCACATACGGAGATGCTGACTGTTGTCAGTTCACTGGGTTTGTCGTCAAAGAACTTACAGGCAAAGACTATTTAGCTGATTTCGACTATACTTCAGAAGACGAAGCGTATCAGATTATCAAGTCAAAGGGCGACTTAAAAGACACAGTTTCAAGTGTTCTAGGTGAATCAACAGAAGACTTTGAAAGTCTTGAAGATGGAAGTCCTGTCTTAGTTAATTTGTCTGGTACTCAACTTCTGGGCGTTAAATTAGGCAGTCAGGCGGTTTGTTTAACCTTAAAAGGTTTCGCTAGATTGCCCAAAGAATTAATCGTTTCAGGGTGGAAAGTATGCCTCAAGTAGTAGCCTTTGCAATGACCGTTATTTCCAGCGCAGTAAGCATTGCTTCTGCGGTTGGCGGGGCCATGCAACTTGGGACTGGTATCGCTGCAATCATTGGCGGCGGTGCAGCAATTATTGCTGGTGGAACTATAATTGCTAAAAAGGCGATGGGTCTTTTTGAAGTTCAGATGCCCAAGGTTGACACTGATGCGTCAAGACAAAGAACGGTAAGATCAACCACTGAACCCTATAAAACCATCTATGGAGAGACTTTAGTATCAGGCCCGATTTCCTATATCGGGATGACTGGGACTGACAACGAAGATCTTTATCACGTTATAGCCTTAGCCGGTCATGAAGTCACTGATATCACGGATATCTACTTTGATAATGAGCTGATAGAAGATTCCCAAATCAATGGAGGATCTAGTGCTGGTGGTAATGTTACCGCAGGGACTTTCGGCCCAAAGAACAGCACAACTATCTGCATCATCAACAAGCATCTAGGAACAGCAACACAAGCTGCTGATTCCATGATGGTCAATGCGTTTACTGATTACACTTCAGCTCATCAGGGAAAAGGCATCGCGTACATTGCGATGAAATGGAAGCTGAATGAAGATTCGGCAGAAGTCTGGGACAAGTACGCCCCGACTGACATCAAGGCTATCGTCAAGGGTCGAAAAGTCTACGATCCAAGATTGGAATATGCAGCGGTCGGGACTTATGGGCAAGACGTAACCAATGCCAGTTATATAGCGTATTCAACCAATCCAGCTTTATGTTTAGCTGATTATCTGATCAATGCTGATTTTGGTATGGGCATCGCAGTAGCAAAAATTGATTGGGAAGCGATAGTCACTGCTGCCGATGGGTGTGATGTTTCTGTTGTCATTCCAAGCGGTACGCAAAAGCGATTTACCACTAACGGGGTTTTATTCGGGACTGATTCGCATCGCAGAAACATAGACAAGATTTTGTCTTCAATGAATGGGCATCTAGTCTACTCCAACGGCAAATACATTGCCCACGCTGGGATCTATGAAGCACCTACGGAAAGCCTGAACGAAGATGATTTGATTGGTGCTATAGGCATAAAGACAAGTTTTGAACGATCAGACCGATTCAATACGATCAAAGGTCTTTTTGTTGATCCAGCACAGAATCACAAGTCTAGCGAGTTTCCAAAGGTTCAACTAGCTGATGCTGTAACAAGAGACAACGGGGAAGTCTTAGAAAAAGAAGTCCAGTATCCCATGACAAACTCAAGCTATATGGCTCAGAGATTGTCCAACAAGTTAATCCAGTTAAGCGATCAGCAGAAAGTTGTATCGTTTCCAGCGAATCTATCAGCATTAAGAATAACCGCAGGGGATCGTGTTCAGGTATCCGTCGATGAATTAAGCTGGTCGAACAAAGTCTTCATGTGCGTAGGATGGACGTTTTCGGATGAAGGCGGGGTCAATCTTACGCTTAGAGAAGATTCTTCGACTTCCTATGCTGATCCAGCGGCTAACGAATATTCCACGCTTACCGCTACAGGCGACATCACAGACGCATTCAGAGGCGTTCCAAGCCCTTCTGGTTTGAGTGTGACTGCTGGGTTAAAGAACAACGAATTGAATTGGGTGAACCCTGCAAGACCGGCAGACTATGGGACTATCTACGTCTACGCTTCGCCCAATGGCAACTTTAGTTCAGCAGTCAAAATCGGTGAAACTGACGGAACGCAGTTTATACATGATGCTTCCAACTCAGCAGATTCAGTTAGCGCTGGTGATGTCCGCTATTATTGGGTTAGAGCGGTTAAGAACGTAGGGACAGATGCGGCTAGTCAGTCTAACCTAGAGCCAAATGCTGATCCCAATACTACAGTATTCGCTACAGTCGGACGGGTTAATTGGGCTGATGTTTCTGGTTCTACAAATGCCCCAGCGGATAACGCAACCGTAGGCGCACAGATATCCGTCAACCTGTACGATACCGACGGTTCTACGGTGATGAATCAAGATGACGTTAAGAACTCAGTCTTGGCGCAAGAAATCCTACAGGTCGAAGTCGAGTCTGGCGAAGTCTTAGATTTAGAAACAGGTCAAGACGTAGACATCCAGAATCTTGGTGATGTGGCGATTTTCGTCAGCGATTCTAATCAGACCTTAAACAGCTCAATCAATACAGTCGCACAGAATCTATCGTCACTTGAAGATGCTGTCATAGATATAACATCCGGCGTGTCTGATATCTACATCCAAGCGAATGCGCCGGTCGCGGGTGTTGGTGGAATACCTGATCCCATACCTACTTTTTCACGGTGGTATGACAGTTCTAATAATAATGCACCTTATTACTGGGATGGCAGTGATTGGCAAGATTTTCGTGATGGCCAAATTGCTCTTAATCAAACAGCAATCACAAATCTTCAAACGTCTTTGACGACAACCAACGGGAACGT